TAGAAAAACTAGAAAAAGAAATACGAGAAACTTACGAAATAGCACCTGCATTTTTAATAGGATAAAATCATGCCAGTAAATCACTATTTTCAAGGCGGCCAAGGCATAGGAAATCAATTTGAAAAAACATTATATGAAGACTTAATTAGTGAAGGTCTTAAAATATATGGCCATGATGTTTATTACTTACCACGAATACTTGTAAATAGAGATTTAATACTAGGTGAAGATACATCTAGCCGATTTGATGATACTTATTTAATAGAAGCGTATTTTGAAACTACTGAAGGCTTTGCAGGTCAAAAAGAATTAATTAATAAATTTGGTTTAGAAATAAGAGAAGATACAACTTTTGTAATTTCAAAAAGAAGTTGGGAAAAACAAGTAGAAAATCCTATGACGCAAATAAAAGAAGGCCGCCCTAACGAGGGTGACTTAATTTATTTTCCTTTAATGAATAGTTTTTTTGAAATACAATTCGTAGAAGACCAAGAGCCACTATTTCAATTAGGTAGTTTACCTGTTTATAAATTAAGAGTTACACGTTTTGAATATAGCAATGAACAATTTAATACAGGTGTGCCTGAAATTGATGATGCTGAATTTGATAATACTTTAGATAAATTATTATTTAAATTTACACTTGAAGATGAAACAGGATCATTGAGATTAGAAGACTCACATAATCAACCAAATGGCGATCATAGTTTCTTTTTAAATGAAGATTTTGTGGCTCCATTAATACAAACGCAAAATAAATTTGCACAAAACAAAGATATGGATAACGAAGCCGGATTTAATACTGGCGCTGTAACAGATGATATTTTAGATTTTACTGAAAGAAATCCATTTGGAGAATTAGACGACTAATGTTTGGTAAATTTTTTTATAACGAGGGTATTCGTAAATTAACAATTGCTTTTGGGCAATTATTTAATAATATTGTAATACAAAATACAAGCGATACAGGTGCTGTTACAAGAAGAATTACAGTGCCATTAGCTTATGCACCTAAAGAAAAATTTTTAGTAAGACTTGATCAAAAACCTGATTTAAATGATCGAAGATTTGCAATTACATTACCAAGACTTGGTTTTGAATTATCAGGTTTATCATATGACGCTAGTAGAAAACTTACACGTGTAAATAAATTTAGACAAGTTAAAACTGACGATACAAATAAAAAAATTCTAAATTTTAATTATGTTCCTGTACCTTACAATGTTGACTATAAATTATATTGTTTTACGGCCACTGCTGAAGAAGGCTTACAAATTATAGAACAAATATTACCTTACTTTCAACCTGATTACACTGTTACAATAAACATTGTGCCTCGTTTAAGTATAAAAAGAGATGTGCCAATTATTTTAACAGGTGTAAATTACGAAGATAGTTATACAGGTGATTTTACAACAAGACGAGCTGTAATATATACTTTATCATTTACAGCAAAAACTTATCTATTTGGACCAATGTCTAATCAAAGCGTTATTAAGGCGACACAAGCCGATATATATACTGATACAGATACGGTAAACAAAACACGTGTAGAAAGAGTTATTGTTGTTCCTGATCCTGTTACTGCTGACGCAGATGACGATTTTGGTTTTACGACATCAATTCAAAGTTTTGATGATGGTAAAAAATATGATCCTGTTACTGATACTGATATTTAATTATGAGCAAATTAGAAGACAAAGTTAATGAAATTTTAGGCATAGAAAAATCTTTGCCTACAACAACTGAAAAAATTTTAACACCGCCAATAGTACGAACAGAAGATAAATCGAAAACAGATATTGATAACGATTACACATATAGTAGAGATAGTTATTACAATTTAATTGAAAAAGGCCAAGAAGCTATTGATGGTATATTAGAAATTGCAAAAGAAGGCCAACACCCACGAGCATATGAAGTTGCAGGTCAATTAATTACAAACGTTGCACAAACGATTGATAAACTACAAGACTTACAAAAAAAATTAAAAGATTTAAAAGATTTACCAAAGACAGCAAATCAAACAATTAAAAACGCTTTGTTTGTAGGCTCAACGGCCGAATTACAAAAAATGCTAAAGAAAAATAATGAAAATACTGAAAGCACAGACACAACATCCAAAGACGCAGACTTTTCAAATAAGTAATTTAACATACATTCAAAGAATGGCTCCGTTAAATGAATTATTACAAGGCGAATTAATGCAAAATCCTATTGAAATAATACAACATGAAATATATTCAAATAGACTAGGTGCAAATGGTGAAAATTATATTGAAAAAAAATATAGTGTATATAAAGGCAGTCAAAGAATACAAGCTGCATTAAAATTAGGTTATACACATATAGAAGGAATAATTTTAAATGACGAATGAAGTTTATCTAGGCAATCCTAATTTAAAACGTGCAAACGTATCAGTTGAATTTACACAAGATCAAATACAAGAGTTTGATAAGTGTTCAAAAGATCCTTTACATTTTATATCTAGTTATGTAAAAATTGTATCACTTGACGAAGGCTTAATACCATTTAAAATGTATGACTTTCAAAAAGAAATGGTAGGTACAATGCACAATAATCGTTTTACAATTTGCAAATTACCGAGACAGTCAGGTAAATCAACAACAATTATATCTTATCTTTTACATTTTGCAATATTTAATGCGAATAGTAATATTGCGATACTTGCAAATAAATCACAAACAGCAAGAGACATATTAGGCCGATTACAATTAGCATATGAAAATATACCAAAGTTTTTACAACAAGGTGTTTTAAACTGGAATAAAGGTAGTATTGAATTAGAAAATGGTAGTAAAATAATTGCAGCTGCCACATCTTCAAGTGCAATAAGAGGTGGCTCATATAACATTATATTTTTAGATGAGTTTGCCTTTGTGCCAGCAACTATTGCAGAACAATTTTTTAGCTCAGTTTTTCCTACTATTTCTGCTGGTAAAAGTACAAAGATGATTATTGTTTCTACGCCTCACGGTATGAATATGTATTACAAACTTTGGATAGACGCAACAAATAAACAAAACGATTATGTGCCAATTGAAGTACATTGGTCAGAAGTTCCTGGCCGTGATGAAAAATGGAAAGAAGAAACAATACGTAATACAAGTAAGGAACAATTTCAACAAGAATTTGAGTGCGAGTTTTTAGGTTCAATTGACACATTAATATCACCAAATAAAATACGTTCAACACCTTACATTAAACCCATACAGTCAAATGGAGGTTTAGATGTTTTTGAAAAACCAGATAAAAATAAAATATATGTTTGTACTGTTGATGTGAGTAGAGGGCTATCAAAAGATTATTCAGCATTTATTATATTTGATGTTACACAAATGCCTTATCGTGTTGTAGCAAAATATCGTAACAATGAAATTAAACCATTAGTTTTTCCTAACGTAGTGCAACAAGCTTGTGTAGGTTATAATCGTGCTCATACATTAGTTGAAGTAAATGATTTAGGCGGCCAAATTGCAGACGCATTACAATTTGATTTAGAGTATGAAAATTTATTAATGACAACGCAAAGAGGTAGAGCTGGTCAAGTTTTAGGTACAGGCTTTAGTGGCCGTGGTAGTCAAATGGGTGTTCGTATGACAAAACAAATTAAAAAAGTAGGTTGCTCTAATTTAAAGACAATTGTTGAAAGTGATAAAATTATAATTAATGACTTTAATATTATAGAGGAGATGTCAACCTTTTCACGCCAACATAATTCTTGGAAAGCAGAAGAAGGTTGTAATGATGATTTAATGACTTGTCTTATTATATTTGGCTGGTTGTCAAATCAACCATACTTTAAAGAATTAAGTAATTCTGATGTACGTTCAAAACTATATGAAGAACAGTCAAATATTATAGAACAAGATATGGCACCCTTTGGTTTTATAGATGATGGCCTTGTAAAAGAAGAAGATAAACCATTTAAAGATGAGTATGGCCAAGTCTGGTCGCCTGTTGTCCGTAAGGGAGAATAGTGCAAAATACGCATTTTATAAATAGTAGTAATGAAAATTTTGACTATGGGCGTATGAATAATACGAGTGTTGAAATACATAAAAAATTAGCTAATTAAAAGGAGAACAGAATGGCATTTCAAGTATCACCAGGTGTTCTCGTACAGGAAAAGGACTTAACAAGAATTATTCCTGCGGTATCTACTTCAACGGGTGCCTTTGCAGGTGAATTTAGAAAAGGTCCACTAGATGAAATTATTACTGTATCGAGTGAGCAAGAACTCGTAGATACATTTGGCAAACCAGACTCAAATAATTTTGAGGATTTTTTTAGTGCTGCCAACTTTTTACAGTATTCTAATTCATTAAGAGTAGTACGAGCACAAAACAGTTCCATTTCTAACGCAACTGCTTCAGGCAGTACATTTGTTGTAAAAAATGAAACTGACTATACAAATAATTTTGCTGCTGGGCAAGCTTCAGTAGGTGAGTGGGCCGCTCGAACAGCAGGTGCTTGGGGAAACAATTTACTTGTTTCAATTTGTCCAAGTGCAACAGCATACGAAAATACAAACGTAACAACTTTAAGTGACGCTACAACAGCAGTAGGCGACACAACAGTAACAGTAACAAATGCTGTAAATATAAACGTAGGCGATATTATCGCATTTTCAACTACAGCTGCTACAGGCGACTTTGATGACGGCCACGAATATAGAGTGACCGCTAAAGCATCAAACGACATTACATTTGTAAGACACCCACAAGGCACAGGTGGATTACAAAGAACACTTACAAATGGTTGTAGAGTACGAAGACGATGGAAATATTATGATCAAGTTGCAGGCGCACCAGGTACATCACCATACGCAACAGCAAGAGGCGGATCAAATGATGAAATTCATATCGTTGTTGTTGACGAAGATGGCGGAATTTCAGGTACATCAAACGCAGTATTAGAAGTGTATCAGAAATTATCAAAAGCTTCAGACGCAAAAAATCCACAAGGTGATTCAAATTATTATCCAGACGTAATATATTCAAAATCTAAAAACGTTTATTGGATGGATCACAATCCAAGTGGCACAAACTGGGGAAGCCCGGCGAGTGGAATAACATATACAGCGGTAACATCACCAACATTAACTTCATTGTCAAATGGTAGTGATGGTTCAGCCATTTCAATTGCTCAAAAGAAAACAGCATTTGAAAAATTCCAAGACGCTGAAACAGTAGATGTAGGTTTATTCATCTGTGGAAAAGGCGATGTTACACACATTGATAACGTTTTAACTGTTGTAGAAAACAGAAAAGACGCAATTTGTTTTGCTTCACCTGAAAGATCGGATGTAGTAGGTGTTTCAAACGCAAATTCACAAACAACTAACGTGCTTGATTTTTACAGTACAATTCGTTCATCATCTTATATTATATTTGATAGTGGTTATAAGTATATGTACGATAGATACAATGACGTATATAGATTTGTACCATTAAACGGTGACGTGGCCGGTTTAGCGGCAAGAACTGATTTAATTGCAGACTCTTGGTATTCACCTGCAGGTTTTAACCGAGGTATTATAAGAGGTGCAGTTAAGCTAGCATACAATCCAAATAAAACACAAAGAGATGATTTGTATAGAAGCAGAGTAAATCCTGTTGTTACATTTCCAGGTCAAGGTACCGTTCTTTTTGGTGACAAAACTGGATTAAGTGCTCCATCAG